GGTAAATTTTATTTTAATCTGAAAGCTTCCAATGGACAGGTTATTGGCAACAGTGAAATGTACGAAAGTGAAGTTGCGAGAGAAAACGGTATTAAATCGGTAAAAACTAACGCTCCCGATGCGCAGGTAGACGATCAGACGCTTTCCTGAGGTTCTGCAACGTAAATAGAAACTCCCCTAAACTATCTTCTGAATAGAATAGGGGAGTTTTTATTGTTGTCCTACCAGGAAAACACGTTTAAGTATTGTTCGTTCTCATGTATTTCTATTGCATGTATATATATCTTGTCGTTAGCCACAATGACTATATAGTAAGCAGCATATATTTGCATAGACTTTCACGTTTTTAGTACCACATTTTTAGTAGGTGGTACTTTATTGAATTTATCCATTTCTCTATTCTTCAATTCATCCACAATGGCAATGTATGGCTTCATTGAGTTGTAATCCTTGTGCCCGGTCCATTTCATCACCACAACCGGTTCAATCCCCAGATAAATAGCATTGACAATAAATGTTCTTCTCCCGACGTGTGTGCTTAAAAGTTCATGTTTTGGGTATGTTTCATCATGTCTCACCGATCCTATGTAGTACACCACTTTGACGAGTTCGGTGAATTTAATGATTTTTCCCATCTCTTTTAAGTAATCGTTCATTTTCTGGTTGCTTATCACAGGCATAGCCAAGTCATTAGCAAAGGTAACATGTTTATACTTATCGAGTATGGCTTTACTGTAATTATTCAAATCAATTCTTAACCCGTCGTCTGTTTTTTCAGTGTATACAATTATATGGTCCTTGAAAACGTCCTGTTTTTTTAAAGTGCTTAAATCGGAATGTCTGAGAGAGGTAAAACACATTAAAGAAACGCAGTCTCGGACCTGATTGTATGACTCTGTTCCAAAATCAAATGTGTACCATTCCATCAATTCATCCCAACTGAAGAACACCTTGGCTTTTTTCTCGACCTGCTTAAGGTTAATAGAATATTCCGTATTGAGATCTCCTGAATAATATCCCTCCTTTTTTGCCCAAGTAAGGAACCATTTCAGCATGGAAACGTATCTTTCGGATGTGGAGTTTTTCAACCCTGTTTTCGGTTTCTTGACATTCATCCGTGCTTCTTTTGAATTAAGAAAATAAATAAAGTTGTCGATGTCTTTTGAAGTAAGGTTAAAACTTAAATCAGGATTAAATTTTTTAAGATGTGTTTTGACTACTTCGTTTTTTTCGTAATTCTTTTTTACCCACCCTTTTTTTTTACCCTGTTCTTTAATATATTTATCAAAGGTCTCAAAAAATGGATTTGATTTTTTCTTTTCTCCTTTTATTATGTTATTGAAAGATTCACGAAATTCATCAGGAGACAGGTCGTTGACGAGTAGCTTTGTAGCTGCGTCTTCATACCTTTGTATTTCGCTATTTATTATATAAGCCGATACCTTATCTTTCCCGTGTGTGGTGTTTGCATTGCATCTGTTTGTTCCCTTATTCCACTTATCCGGATTTACAGTGTAAGGTATATTAAATGTTGCCAGTTTGCCTACACGCATGCGCACACGAACCTCTCCAGGCCTGTTGTTTCTTTTTACAAGCACGTATGTTATAGAATGCTTCATAAAAACATTTTCCCTTTTCCACTGAAAAGCCATTCAGCGGAAACGCCATAGTCGTTTACTAGATGAGCAAGCCACGAAATTTGGAAACGGTCTGATAAATAATCACGCCTTGAATCATAAAATGTTGATTTCGGAATTTCATATTTGTCGAGAAAATCCTGATTAAACCGAATTAGTCCTTTTTCTTTTATCGCTTCGAACGCTTGAAAGAACCTTTCTATTATTTGTACGCTTTCCGGATTGTTCATAATAAGTTGAGTTCGTTAATAAATTCTTGAATATCTTTGGTCGGTCTGTTTTCAACAAATGACCTGTCAAATTCTAATTTAGCGTTAAGTAAAGCATCGGAAACCTCTTTTTCGGTTAGAGTTCCGGATACTTTCTTTTTATAGAGAGCGAGCAGGGTGGAGTAGTGGGAGGGTGTCATTTAATTGATGATAATGATAAATTTAACGCTTCGACAAGTCTATCTTCGTGTTTGAAAATATCGTCTATTGTTTCAATTTGAACCCATTCGTTGCTTTTATAATTGTCTTTGGGAAAGCATATTTGTTTCTTTCTTTTTCCCAACAATATTCTGCACACCCAGAACCACGTGTTTTCATCTATTGTAACTACAAAATAACTTTGATAATCAATATACGTTATTCTTGATACATCAACGTGTTTTCTCAATATGCTTCTGACAATGTTATAAGCATCTACTTCTTCTTGTGTGGTGATTACCTTGCCGTCATCCGAAACAGATACCGCTCCTTCAGGCAGTTCTTCTGTTTCGACAGGAGCTTCTTCCTTTTCAATATGAGCGTTTTTATTGTTTTCCATTGCTACGTTAAGACGGTCAGAAATAACGTCGTTGATATGATTCTGAATAGACCGTTTAACTAATGGCGTATATTGTTCAACCTGTTTTGCTGTATAGCTTCCGTTTATCGCTTTTACAAAAAATCTCACAAATTCAGGTGACGGTTCGGAAAATTCGTTTTTTACTATATTTTTTAATTCATTCGATATTTTGAGTTCAGCGGCAGTACTTAATATTTCGTTTTCGTTGAAATACGATTTATGAAACGATTTAAGTTGTTCGATTTTTGCATCGGACAATTTTTGCATATCAACAACCAAGAACGGTTTCTCGTCCATGATGTTGTTTTTGTCAATATCCGTGTAGAATCTGTATTCAATTCCGTTGGTCAAAACGCCGAAACGCGCATCTGATACGTGAAAATATCTCAATAGTTGATTATCGTGTAACGATAACGGTTGCTGCCAATGTTTGCACTCAACAAGCATTATTGGCTTTCCATCTTTCATTATAGCATAATCAATCTTTTCTCCCTTTTTGGTGCCTATATCGCATGTGAATTCAGGCATTACTTCCATTGGATTGAAAACGTCATATCCGAGTGCGTTAATCAAAGGCATTACAAAAGCGTTTTTCGTGGCTTCTTCCGTGCCAATACTGTCTTTCAATTTTGATATTCTTTCTGATAATTGAAGAATAGTGTCTTTAAAATCAAGTGTTGCCATAATTATTGATTTAGTGAATTATTTTTTTTCTTTGGAGAAAACAAGTGTTCCTCCATTCTTTTTTACTACATATCCAAGAACGAGGTACATTCGACGAATTGATATTTTAGCTATTTGAAACGGTTCATGCACCAATCTTCCGTCAGCGTATGTTTCAGAATTAGTGCTATATGCTGTAAAATGTTCGTCATCTTTACCGAGTTGTAATCTTTTCGTTACCCTATATTCATCAGTTTCTATCATGTAATCACGCCCGGGTACAATCAGGCTTCTGTCTTTTATTTCTCTCAATGCCAAAATACATCCGCTTGGGTATTCCGTCATGCTCTCGCCGTAATGTCTTATAGCTGCCGTTGCATCTCTAAACCAATCACCGGTATCTATGTATTCAGAAGACGTTTGATGTGTTTCGGAAACATCTACTCCTGTGTTTGTGCTTCCAACGGTTCTTACGTCGTCGTAGAAAGGAATGAGGTTGCGGGATTCATCTTTGATTACTTCCTGTAATTCGGTTGTCATTTTACCAACTCCTGTTTGAAACCATACCATATTAATATCAGGAAAAGCGTTTGATATTTTCTCTCTAGTTCCAACCGTTACAGTTTTACCAGGATTATTTGCATAGCCTGTTGACAGGTTTGCTCTTTTTGCAAACTCGGCTTGCGATATACCGTAGTAATCGAGAATCATCTGAATTCTATCTTTTATTTCCGACATATATAAAAATATTATGTAGATAATTTTGAATACATAATTTAATTATGTATCTTTGCATTGTTATTCAGACCAAAGCTCAAAACATATCGAATATAAACATCCATTTATTGGACTAATTATATTAACCCTGCGGAGCTTTGGTCGGTAATCGCAGGGTTTTCTTTTACATACATGCTTATAAAGCGACGGTGGTTATAACAGTTCGACCGACCAACCTCAAACTAATCTTTTATAGATTGAACTTCGGGATTGCTCAAAAAGTAGACCATCCGACCAACAAAATCCGTGCTCTGTGCCAGCCTAACAACACGGGGCTTGAAAGCGAGAGCGAGGATGAGGGCAATACGACCAAAAAGGGGCATCTAACCAGATGTGGACTTTTGCAACTCAATCCGGCAGTATTGGGATTACGGCAAAAGTGGTTCAAAACAGCTTATAAGCCAGTTCTCATCTTTGAGAAAAAATCCCAATATAGTAGTTCAAGGGGATAAAGGCACTGCTATATAATATTTAAAAGAACGCAATAAATAAATGATTAAAATTTTCAACTAAAAACAAATATTATGAATGAGTTTAGTTTTGCTTTTATACTTATCGGAGCGACTTGGATATTAGTATCTTTTTTAATTTGTGATATTATCGGGATTTCCGACAAAGAGGTTTTCAAAGAAAAACTTCTCTATATCCCATTGGTTTACGCTCCGTTACTCCTTGTTTTCATAGGTGTCGCTTCCATTATCGTTAATAGCGTCTTTGGCTGATTTATTTGTAATTTCACCATTCCTCTGTGCAACTGTTAAAGCCCATCCAATAGCATCTTTTGGTATGTTTATACTACCTTCAATCATGGTAAGCAATTTATATAAATGTCTTGACCTCCATGGTTGAGATAGCTTTATAGTCTTTTGTATAGCATCCTCTCTTATAGAGTTGTCCATGCAATTTTGCACTATATCCGGCATCTTTTGTTGGATTGTTTTATCTGACAACATGTCTAAATATAGGACAAATGATATATAGTCGCATAGAGCTGAAAACATGATGTCCATGTCGTTCCCATTACTTGCATTCTCGGCTTGCGTTTCTAACATCAACTTAATTACCAGTTTGATATTTGTATGCGAGGCTTCGGCTTTCTCTATATCATGTAGTACATTTTTTGTTAATGATGCTGCAAAATTATTCCATTCATTATTTATAGCAGACTTATTATCGTATATAGTTTTTAGCAATTCACTTTTTAGCTGAGCGTCCTCTTCTTTTGCTGTTTCACGCACATCTTTCCTTAGTCCTGTTATTGTAGTAAATTGAAATATGGTAAGAGCGACAACCATAACGCTTAAAGCTGCTGTTACCCACCCGAAAAACCCCATTGAATCAAAAGTTATAGGTTCCAGCCTGAAAGCAATAAAACAGATAGCTGTCAGAGAAACAATTATCGCAGCCCAACTTAATATATCACTTCTTTTCATTTACAACAGCTTAAAAATACATCTATCATTATATCCGTCTATATCTTTCATGTCTAATTATCAGTTTATTACAAAAACAATTTAATCATCTTAGTTAAATAAAGTTAAACACATAATAATATTATGGATAATATTTGTACCACATAATTACATTATGTATCTTTACACTATCAAAATACAACACAAATATAACAACAAAAATGGAAACGAAAACTAAAAATCAGGAAAAGGTCTCTAAAATAACCCGAATGGACCACGTGAGCAAAAGTAGTGTAATGAAAAGGGCTTGGTTGATTTTCAGAAGCGGTCATTCTTTTTATTCACTTTCGTTCTCTGCATCACTTGAAAGAGCCTGGATGGTTGAGAAAGCCAATAGTGCTTTTGTCGAAAAAGAAAGAATTCAGCGTGAACAAGACACTGAACTTCAAAGATTAAAAAATTGGTGGGCAAGTGTGGAATACAAGGCAGCTACTTTCACTCCATCTGTGGAGCATATGGAAAGCTATTACAAATCTGGAGTTTATTCGGGAGACTAAGCCATGACACTCGTACAATTAGCAGAAATGCACGAAAGAGCGGAGAGGAGATTAAGAGAGCGAATCTCCGCTCAGGTGGAAAACGAAAAATCTGTTTTCTACTCACGGAAAGATGAACTTGAATTTTTAAAAGACATCGACACATTACAGGTGATGATAACAAGAATAAATAAGTCAATAATGAAAAGATTATGAATTTACAACAATTTTACGAACAAATTCCGGAGCCGACCGCTCCGAAGAGCGACTGGGTTAGAATGGTCGCTGAGAAGTTAGAAGTGTCAGAAGCAACGGTTAGGTCTTGGATACAAGGCAGGAATAAACCACGTCATCCGAGCCTACTTCGTGGACTTAGCGAAATAACCGGTATTCCAGAAAACGAATTATTTGAGTAGTCATGAAAATGATTGAGTTTCACACCGATTATTCAACTGGTGAAGCAATGTTCCGTATCATCGGAGAAGACACTTGTAGAGAGCTGAAACAAAGCGACACTGATATTATCAAGTTGCTTTTGGATAACTCAAAAGAGTTCTATCCTGAACAATACGAAGCATTGAGTAAAGAGTACGGAAAAAGCAGTTGTAACAAGCCATACTTTGGTTTTTTGAGGGCAAGAAGAATTGTAAACTGCTGCTTTGGAGAGAATGATTGCAAAGTTGATTTTGACAGAGGCTTCTTCAACTTTGAACTCGTCAAGTGTCCTCGTATGGCAGAATGCAAGTATCATGGTATTATCTGTCAGCCTAAATTCTCGACTACTCTCACAGAAAGGGAAAACGAAGTGATGAAGCTGTATGTTCAAGGTGAATCTACAGAAAGCATTGCAGAGAGACTATTTATTAGCATTCACACGGTGATGAATCACAAAAAGAGTGCTTTACGAAGACTAAATCTACACTCCATTGAAGAGTTTATAAATTACGCATTTAAAAAGAAGATGTATGACGACATTTAACCATGAAACGGTATTTAATACCGCAAACCGAACAATGACTTTCATTATTCACCCGAGACTACAGATTGTGATAAATTTCAAAGAATACGAATTACTCGTTTTGAAAGACAGCAAGGTGATTGATAAAGAAAGTTTCAAGGGAGAGCATTTCACATTGAGTGATATGGAATTGATTTTGAAACAAGCGCATGAATCGTGCGAAAAATTAAGAAATGTATGAGGGACGAAACAAGAGTAATCGATTTGACCGTCAAAGAGTTTAAGGAAATTCTACGGTCGGAAGCTCCAAAGGAGGAGAAAGTACCGGAAAAGCGAATTGTTTACGGATTAGCCGGTATTGCGGAACTTTTTGATTGTTCGATATCTACCGCTCAAAGAATAAAAAACAGTGGAAAATTAAAGAAAGCGATCACACAGGTAGGACGAAAGATCATCGTTGATGCGGAAAAAGCTTTAGAGTTGAATAAAAAATAACCATTAAAATTTTAAATCATGTTTGCAAGAAAATTAAGAAGAAGAATCCAGGTACTGGAATGCGAGGTGAGTGATCTGAGAGCAAAAAACGAAGCTCTTTCAGCGTTAAACAAAGAAATATTGAAAAGTGCTCCGAAACGTGATGCGAGAGGACGTTTTGTTAAAGCTTAAATCAACACACACATGGAAAAAGAAATTAAGTTAAGAAAATTACGGATGATCTATTTCAAGGGATTCAAGGATTTTGAAGTAGATTTCAGCGACAGGACGGTGATATCCGGAAGAAATACTTCCGGAAAGTCAACTATCTTCGATGCCTGGTCATGGCTCCTGTTCGGAAAAGATAGTCTGGGAAATGCTGATTTTCAGATCAAGACTATATGTGATGGTGAAGTTATCGAGAAAGTAGATCATGAAGTTTATGGCGAAATTGAAATAAATGGGTCCATCACCACATTGAAAAGAGTACTCAGGGAGAATTGGGTAAAACCGAGAGGCCAGGAACATGAGTACCTAAAAGGAAATGAAACGAAATGTTTCTTTGATGGCGTACCGTTACCCGTTACGGAATATCAGAAAAGGGTGAATGATATCGTAGATGAAAATTTGTTCAAGCTGATCACCAATACTAACTATTTTCACTCACTTAAAAAGGAAGATCGCAGGAATATTCTTGTCTCACTTGCAGGAGAGATCGCAAATGTTGATGTAGCTGCAAAAGGTAAGGGCCTTGAAGAGATCGTCGAGTTGCTTAACACTTCATCCATCGAAGATATTAAAAGGCGCATAGCCGCCGAGAAGAAGCGAATCAAGGATGAACTTGAAGACATTCCAATCCGGATTGACGAACTGAAAAAAAATATGCCTGAAGCTGTAGATGTTAAGTCAATCGAGAAGCAGATTACTTCCAAGAAAGCCGAATTGTCGGTAATTGAACAAACGCTATCAGACAGGCAGGAGGCGGTTAAAAAGCAGATCGATTCAGCTAACGAAAAAAGAAAGCAGGTTGGCAATCTGCGTATGAAACAGCAGGATATCATCATTGAAGCGGGATTGGATGCAACGAGGGTTGCAAGCGAAAAAAACAAGGACTTTTACAACTACAAGTCAATCCTCGATGAAAAAGACGAAAAAGTAAAAAGAGCCGAAAGGAGAGTAATCGAGAAAAAGAACGACATCACAACCGTAAACGGCAAACTTTCAGAGCTTAAAAAAGAACGAGAGAAACTTGTTGAGCAATGGAAGTCTGAAAACGCAAAGGTTTACGAAAAGAAAGAGGGATGTTTGGTTTGTCCTCTTTACAATCACGAGTGCCGGGACAGTGAAGCTTTGTTCAAATTCTCGCAAGGTGCAACAGATGCGGAACTCGAATTCAACGAAAGGAAAAATAGAACACTTTCTGAAATCAACAAATCCGGTTTAGAAATTAAGGCTAAAATCGAAGAAAAAGAAAAAGAGTTAACCAAGCTCGAAAGTGAGTTGTTATCGTATAAATCAGAACATGAAAGCATTTTCGGAGACTGGAAGGCATTTTCAGAAATGACACCTGTTGAGTACAAGGTGGAGCCGGTGGTTAAAGAAAACCTGCCTGAATGGGTTGAGCTCGAAAACCAGATTAAAGCAATTCAGATTGAAGATGTTGTTCTGGACAACTCGGATCTTATTGAAAAACGAAGTTTGATAAACAGCGAGATCATAAGCCTTTCTGTCGAATTGAACAAAAAAACGCAGATTGAAAACACGTTCAAACGTATAGAACAACTTGAATCGGAACAGCGCACACTATCCCAGGAGCTTTCTGGACAAGAAAAAATTGAATTCAAGCTTCTCCAATTCAGTAAATTGAAAATGGAAGAAGTCGATAAGCGGGTAAATGGTAAATTTAAATACGTTACTTTCAAGCTGTTTGATAAAACGCTTGAAGGAAATGAGTTCGAAACTTGTGAAACCTTAATTGACGGAGTGCCTTACTTCTCTGCAAATAATGCTGGTCGGGTTAATAGCGCTCTTGACATAATAAATGCAATTTGTGAATATCATGGAATTTATGCACCGATCATGATCGACAATGCAGAGAGCATTAACGAGGTCATTCCAACCAAGTCGCAGCTGATTTTATTGGTTGTAACAGATGGGGATTTAGTCGTTGAATAATTTTAACCTCTGTTAATGAAACATTTAACAATAATAATGGTCGCTAATAGCTACTTTTTTGTATCTTTAAAAGTATTTTAAAAACACATTATGGAAAAAAAAGAACAAACAAAAAGTCTATCGGTATTTCAAAAAGATATAACCGATAGCGTAACATCAAGAATCAATGAATTGCAAGAAATGGGAGCGCTGGTACTCCCAAAAACTTACGCCGTCGGAAACGAGTTAAAAATGGCTTGGTTTGCACTTCAAGAAGTCAAGGACAGAAACGGCAAGCCCGCTTTAGAAGTCTGCTCGAAAGAGAGTGTAGCAAATGCACTTTTGAAAATGTGCATTCAAGGTTTGTCCGTGTGGCGTAAGCAGGTGGATTTCATCGTTTACGGCAACAAATTAAGTTGCGACAGAGAATATCACGGAACAATCGCTTTAGCGTTGAGAACTGGTCGGGTAACCGGAATACCCGAAGCGGAGATAATCTACGAAAACGACATTTTTAAATATCGTATCGTAAACGGCAAGAAAGAAGTAGTAGAACATGCGCAGGATTTAGAAAACATTGACATCACGAAAATCAAGGGAGCGTATGCCGTAGTTCCTCTCACGGACGGCACTTTCTACACCGAAATCATGACTATCCAGCAAATCAGACAGGCGTGGATGCAGGGAGCAATGAAAGGACAATCCGGAGCTCACAAAAACTTCACTGATCAGATGGCAAAGAAAACCGTCATTTCAAGAGCGTTGAAACTCTTTATAAGTTCGTCAGACGATGC